CGTAAGTAGTACGGGTATGACTAGGCTTATCAGCCTTTTCCATTTTCTCGTTATGTTCTTTGACTTTGTTTTGTAAAGCTGTTTTAGTTTTTGCACTTACCTTTATATTTCCAGATGCGTTTTTTGCGCTTCCGGGCTTATTTTTGTCACTTCCTTTACGCTGATCGCTTTTAGGAGCAGGTGTACGCTGCTCAGAATCATCATGCTTTGACTCATATTTTCTATCAGTCCCTGCTAGTGCTTTTTCATAATCTTCGTGAGTACTGCAAGGCATGTAAATTGTTTGACCATTCATGTCGTGAGAATGTGTACCTGTGCAACCAATCTGGTCAGCTCTCTTTTGAGCATCTTCTCTGCTTGAATACTGGTCTTTTGACATAGCTTCATTCATGTTTTCGTCCCTTGGGTGAGTGCCTCCGGGTTCCAAGTCCTCTGCTCCAGACAAAGCCACCATCTGTGCGACAGCCTCATTCTTTGTTGCGTGACAAGCAACAAGTTCGTAATCGGTTTTAACGACAGCCCAATTTGAACATTCTGGATGGTTTTCTGATATGTAGTAGGGCACTAGTCCCAACCTTTCAACAACGTCGGCATATGTTTTTTATTACGTAAGTAAATTATACCGTGCCTAGCTGCATCGTTTGCATGAGGTTTACCACTGGTAAAGACTTCTAGCTTTTTTAGCCGATCATCGTTGACCAGCTTTTTCAAACCTGCTTCTTGCAACTTTACTTCCTTGCCGTTTAGCACAGCCTGCATTGCTCCAATGATAAAGGCTGGCTCAATGTTTGCACCATGCACACCGGGACGCAGAATAAAGTCTTCGCACACAAAATCATCCACTGGAAGCTTTGCGGCTTTTATCTCTCGAAGTATCCATTCAATAAAGCCTTCACGACCTCCCGTGACCTGCAAAGACTTTTCTAAACGCACATAGCTATTGTCATAGGTCAAAAACGCAACCCCAGTAGTGACTCCGGGATCTACAGCGACCAGTCTATGAGGCATGGAGACGTCTGTGTATTGTTGATTTTGGGATATCGGTGAATTTGTGAATTGTGTCAACGCTTGTGCCCTCCTTTACCATTTTGCCAATTAGGTGATAGTCAACCTCGCCCAAGTCTTTTTGAAAAATAAGCGAACGCAAAGATTCTAGGTGCTGAGGGTTTAGCTTACCGCCGTTTCTCTCTTTTTTAGTCAAGTAACGATTCAAGGTCGAGTGGCTAATGTCTGCCATTCTAGATAATTGCCTAATAGAAAACACTTGATACTCGTTTAGCTCAGTCAGAGACCTTCTAAGCTTCTCGGCCTCAATCTTGCCTTTGTTTTCTCTAATCGTAATTGCTAGTGCAATTGCTGTAAGTCTGTCTTGGATTTTCATACTTGCGTCTCCAAGTAGGTCTTATTTGTGTCTACATACATTCTTAGTCTCCCTTGCGACCTAAGTGATTCAATCATTTCGTCAAACTCACGCTTACGCTTTGATCCAAATCGCCTGAACGCCTCATCAAACCTAACCTTGCCTCCCTTGTTCGTCACAAAGGCCTCCAAGGCGTCTAGCTCTCTTTGCCACTCTGACTCGCTGATGCTGTTAGCCATCCTGACCAAAGCCTCAAACCAACCCTCGGCATACTTAATTGCAATCAAAACGTGCTTGTTTTCAACAACATCCGACTTATCATGCATTGCCAACAAGATCGAACACTTCCAAATCGACAATGCTAGTCGCTGACGACTTGGCTCAATGCTTTCCTCGTTTGCGTGACCCTCTACATAATCACCCATGTCCCACTTGAACTTATTAAACCTCTCGAGAGCCTCATCGGTCATTCTTACTGGTCTTGGGAACGGTGCTCCTTTTTTCTCCCAGTAAAGCTTTGCTTCGTAAAGAGAGCGGACCATGCCATCCATTTCATAATCTTGCACCGCCGCAACTTCTTCTTCTGGAGCTTGTTCAATTGCTTCTTTTTCGTAGCTTCTTTCTGGAGTGTCTGCAACCGCGTACAAAAACCTAGCCAAAAAACCTGAGCGGAAATAATCAACTGTCAGAATCTCGCTAACCTTGCTTGTAATACCCATCAAGTACATTAGGAAGTGGGTTTCTGCTCTATCTGACTGCACCGCACTTGTAGCACTTGCCCCACCTGTAGACCTGATTACAACTGGCACAGAGCCGTCGTAAAGCTCAGTAAACTGATCTGCGGCGTTAGCCATGTAGGTCTTGGTCATAAACTCTTTGAACATACCCTGAACTTCATCTCTGTGAAACAAGGAAGTCATTTTGTCTCTGCCTGACAGATGCTTTACCAAACCCTCAGCAGTCACATTAGACCCAATATCTACTTGGTAACCAATGTAGCTCTCATAAGCCCTAAGCACACGAAGCATCAGCTGTCGGCTGGTTGACTTACGGCTTAGTGTCGTCTCACCCAACACCATGAACCAAAGGTTTAGCCCTAACTTGCCATACTTAGGAGTTCCGTGGCCGGTGTCAGCAAAAGCGGCTGAAAGGATGGTAAAAGCACTAGCAATCTGAAACTCAATCGCTCCGTCTGTCTTTTTGCGAGTCCAACTGCAGTAGCTGTCAATAAAAGTCGGTATCGAGTTTGCAATCGCTCTCTCATCTTCGTTTAGGAAGTTGATTTCCTTTTGCTCTTGACTCGTCTGAACAATTTCTTCTAGGGGCTCATCATCAATAATCTCTTTGCTTTGCTCTGCTCTTTGCACCTCTCGCCACAAATCGCCATCTGGATCTAAACGTCTTGGCCTATCTGGGTGGTGATACTTGTTGCATTTAGCGTGCTTTGCAACAACATAAACCTCCTCTTTGGTCAAGCCAACTCTAAACAGCTCTAGCTCAAGTCTCCAAAGTCGCTTTGACAAATCTGAATTAGGTGGAGGTTCGTGTGTGTAAAGCTCCATAATATTTCCGCTTGCCGGGATCTTTCCTAGTACCTCTACTAGCGTTGGACCATCCTCAGGTGCTTCTGTGCTCTCTGCATTTACTGGCAAGTCTTCTACTTCTACATCTACATAAACTGATTCAATCTGCCCGATGCCGTAGACCAATCCGTTTGACTCTGCCCAAACTTCTTCCGGCTGGTCATACTTTGTATTGCTTGTCTCTGGGACCCTCAACAGTTTTGTTGGATTCCATCCCGATAGGTCACAGCCTTGGTCTTTGTGGCCGTAAGCAATTTTCTTGCTGAGTAGTGCAACTCTCTGTGGATCTGCTTCTTTATCAAGCATCCAGTAAGTGTGCCATCTTTCGTTGCTTGTCTGCACAGTGATGCTTGGTGGGAGCCTGAAGTTGTTTGGGTTACAAGCGTCTGCATCTGCATAGACCACAGAAACGGACTTAGCGTTTTCTCTTATTCGACGCTTATCGGAAAATAGGATTGGGGATACATACACATCTTCCTCGGCAAAACTCTTAGCGTACCCAACCATCTCCTCAAGCTGGTCAGGATAGCTAAACCACTTCTGCACAGTCGGCTGGCTGTTGCTATCTTTCGTGACAATTGTGGCGTATCCTACACCTTGCCCAAAGACACTTTCAAGAAATTCTTTGGCTTGCATTCTTCTCCTTTGCGTGCCCCCGCTAGGAATCGAACCTAACTAAACCAAGACGAAAAACGTCAGGTACACCAGCCGGGGGCTGTGCGTTTTTAGGTAGTCGCACCCCTACCGCCCGTTAGTCCACCCAGAGGTCTGAAGATTCAGAGCTGGATGATGATGAGGAGGCTGTTGCTTTGATAAAGCCTGCTACGTTGTTGCTAGCTGGGTAGTCACCCTCTGCTTCGCGAACTGTAACCTTGGCGTCAACTGTCTTGCCCAAAACGTCCTTGATGTCTGGGACCTTAAACTCGCCCTTGACGTCATAGCCAAGTGCAGTAAAGAACGCCTGAGTCTTCCAGAAGTCTCCTGCCACATAAAGCGGAATGTATGCAAAAACACGACGGTTTTCGTATTGTCCCTCGCAAACTCGAAACTGGACATTCCAGCGTGGCTTACCTGCGTTTGGTCCTGAGCGGACTTCTTCTGCAGTTGCATCATAGATTGTTGTGCAGTATGTTCCCGCTGGAAGCGGTCCCATCTCTGCTTGCTGTGTGTTGCCCGCATCTTCGGGTACTGTGATTTTCAGACTCATTTCTTAGTCTCTCCTATCTTGTCAATTGTTGTGATGATTTTTTTCATCGATGGATCTTTCATCTGCGATGGTAGTCCAAATCGGTTACCAGACACAAGTCTGTCGCTACCTTGCAAAATAACAAAGCGGTTGACAGTATCTTCATTTCGCTCACTTGTCATATATCCGATAATGTCTGGAATAGCTGGCAAAGTGCTGCGCATCGAGCCCGGAAGCATCGGCACAGTCTTTACAGCTCCGGTCGACTGGTCCTTTTCGTCCTGTGCGTGAGCAATGAATACAGCCATAAAAGGTGCGTGGTGCATTTTGCGAATCATTTCGTTTGCCCACTCTTTTAGGTCGCCCCATTTACCAAAAGTGTTTTTGATATTTTCAGGCTTTTGCTCAAAGACCTTTTCGGCTCTGTCCATAGCCACACCAAGTGTGTCAATGATTACAGTCTTGTATCCGTGTTCTTCAGTCACAAGTTGCTGGACAGCTGCATCCAACTGCTCGTGAGTGTCTACGGATAGAACGTCTACATCTTTCCAGTCTCTGGCGATAGCACTTGCTCCACCTTCAACGTCAATCAGTAGAACTGGACTTAGGTCGGCAATCTCACTAGCACTAGCCGCTAGCCAAGTCTTACCGTTCTTTGGGTCGCCATAAAGCAGGATGCTCTTAGGCGTGTTTAGTTGTTCCGCTTTTTTAATTGCCTTTGCAAAAGCCAAAGCTGGGAACTTAGTTTCCGACAAATTAACCTCCTCGTGTCGTGTTTATAAAAGTAGCACGTATTTGTCTCAGGTGATAATCACATTCGGCGTGTTGCCAGATTTGCACCTAAAACAACTTGGGTGTCTACTCATATCTTCTATGTTTGCATAATCTTGTAATAATGTCCAGATGTTTTCAAATCTTTCCCAAACTGCTACAGCGTAATCTTCGCTGTATTCAAAAGTGGTAGACCAAATATCATTGGATTGAGTTCCATCTCTGTTTAGAAACACAAGGCTTATGTTTTCAATCTTGATGCCTGATCGATTCAACCCCCAAGCGTAAAGTTGTGACTGTGCTGTGTATTTCTGCACAGTGTATAGACTGTCTTGGTCAGCTCTGTCTGGGTAGTCAAAAGCAAACTGTAGCTTTTTAGACTTAGCTCTGCTTGTTGTCTTCCAGTCAATCAGGTGGTTCTCTTTTACCAGAACAAGGTCTGGCTTAGAGTTGATTTCACCGTAGCCATCAATCGTGCCGAGATGAATCTTTTCTTCTACTTTTGCCCCTTCGAGCTCCGGGAAATTTGCGAGGTCCGCATCCTCAATCAAAGACTCTAGCAAGTAGTGCACAGCAGTGCCTACCTTTGCACCTAGCCAATACTTGGTTTCGTGGTCTTCATCTTCACGAGGCAACATCGACTCAGCCAAATGGTAAGTGCAAGGGTCACCTATCTGGCTGGCCCCAACGGTTTTTTGACGATCTCGATCTGATTTCTGCGTCAACAGCCTTAGGGCTAAGTCCTTGGCGTCGAAGTCTGATTGCTTCATTTACTCTCTTTTCACCCTTGTTGTTCCGAATGGTAAAATCTATTCCGCCCCAAACACCCTGAGTTTCTTCGTTGTCTAATGCCATTTGAAAACATTGCTCTTGAACTGGACATCTCTCGCAGATTTCTATTGCTTCTTTGGCTTCGTACATAGTTTCTGGAAAGAATGCATCTGGGTCTGTATATTTGCACACCGCGTAATCTTGCCAGTCTAGGTTTTCTTCCTGTAGCTTTAAAAAAGCCTCTAAAATTGTCAAATCTAATCCTCATTTTGTGTCTTGTCTGTGAAATTAATACCACCCCATATACCCCACTTCTCATCGTTTGCCACTGCATATTCGTAGCATATCTTTAGGAGTGGACATTTATAACAAAGCTCTTCCGCTTCGTCTGGCGAGATGATATCGGGATAATCTATGAAAGGCTCTGAATATATCTGGCACTTTGTTGAGTCAAGTTTGTATTGCTCATCTACGAGATTTTGCCATTTTTGTTTAGCATCTCGTGACTTCCAAAGCGCAGATTCATCTAGTCTTATCTTAGAAGCCATCAGATTAGTTTGCCACAGCCCTGTGACATTCTATTTGATGACATACCCTTACCTAGAATTTAGCCTCAATGGATAAAACCCACTGCATAGCTGTGTGCCACACGGGTCCGGGCAATGTTGAGGCTTTTTTCTTCAATTGATCTTTTGCTTCAACAACGTGAGCCAGCGACTGTCTCTTACCCTCTTCCATACCTCTCTTATATGCATCGTAGTAGTGCTGAGCTGCAACGTCCATACTCAATGCTTGTTGTTTTATCTCTGTTGTTTTTTGCTCTTCAAAGTCAGGAATCCGACTCATCTTTCCTCCTTAGGGAATCGTTCATTTTAAGTTGGTCTTTTACTAGTTTGCCCAACTGTCCTTCATCATATGTTCCTTCAGCAATAATGTCAAAACTAGTTACCGAAGACTTTTGACCACGCCTATCAAGACGACCAGCCGCTTGCTCATTCAGCAATCGGTTGTCATCTCTGCTTAGCCAAACCACAGTGGAGCATCGCTCCTGCAAGCCATCAGTTCCCTCACCAATGGCGCTAATTACAGCGACTATGTATTGCAAGTCACCATCTATAAACTTTGTCAGAGCCTCATCTCTCTGAGCCTGAGACTTTCTGCCAGACCACTCAAAAGCTTTCTCTCCAAGCCTCTCTGCTGTAACCTGAGCAAACTTCTGACTGTGAGTCAGTATCAGTATCGGCTCACCATCTGGCAAGTCTTCTATGATTGACTTGAGCTCATCTAGCTTGCTTGACTTGCAATCTGCCTCAAATGTAACCTCGCCATCTTCTGACACAGTGGGAACTCCTAAAGTTATCTGCCTTAGCCTAACCCTCGAAGCAACTGGAACTTCTGCCACAAGTGGGTGCTCACCTAGCCAGACCACCAAGTCTTTCTCGAACTTCTTATAAATTCGCTTCTGCTCTGGACTTAGCTGAACAATCCTCTGCTCCTCAACCGTACTTGGCAAGTCAGCGTCCATCCCCTCTGGATGATCAGGACAACACCTCTCTCTTTTTAGGTGCCTGATGTAGCAGGGAATGCTTGCAACAATCTCTCCGGGTCTTCTCTCTGCCTCTACAATCTTTCCTGCAAACGGGTCGAACTTAGTTGTGCAATAGTCATCAACCCATCTCCAGAAACTACGTCCAGCAACCTCTGGATAAACCCACTTAAGCACACTCCAGAAGCCCTCTACTTTATTTCCAGCAAGAGTTCCGCTCAGTCCAATTCGTCTGGTGGCTTTCAAGGTCTGCAGTGTCACTGCTGTTTTTGACTTGCGGTTGCTTGCTCTGTGGATCTCATCAAACACCGCTAGGTCAGGCACACAGTCACCCCAGTGGAACTTCCTAAAATACTCTGGCGATATCAAATACCAGCCAGCAACATTGTCGCGAATGTCCCCCCAAGCCTGCTTCCCGTCTTTGGTCGAGTTTATGTACCTGACCTTAGCCTCGGGAATCTGTCTCTTTATGGTCTTCTCCCAAGCTCTCTTATGAGTTCCCTTAGGAGCAATGACTAGGTTTGTCTGTGTGTGTTCTCTCTTTGCAACCTCTACGGCAATCAGGGTCTTTCCTCCACCAACCTGAGTGGCAATCAAGCCTGTTCCGTAGTTTGCAACTATTTTTTCAATGTCTCTCTCTTGATACGAGTAAGGCACCAGAGGTTCAATATTCTGCTCCGTCATATCTGTTGTATGGCTCCTGTTGTATGTACAAGTGTTGTTCTATCTCTGTTGGCTCCTTGGCAGGCTCTGGCTTTCCATATTTCTTTTTGTCAATTGCGATAGAAATAAAGGTCCAAACAATTAC